AACTACTGCTGCTGCTAACACCGTCGGTCTAAACGACGTTGGTACAGTTCCAGGCGTCTCAAACAACGCTGGTACAAACACCTATAACTTCACTGGCGGTCTATCAACTGCCCAAGCTGAATCGCTAGGTAACAGCACACAAGCCTTCGCTGAAATGGCTTTCTCGATCGACAAGGTTTCTGTTGTTGCCAAGTCGCGCGCTCTAAAAGCTGACTACTCGATGGAACTTGCTCAAGATCTTAAAGCTATCCACGGTCTTGACGCTGAAACCGAACTAGCCAACATTCTTTCGGCTGAAATTCTTGCTGAAATTAACCGCGAAATCATCCGTACTATCAACGTAACAGCTACAATCGGCGGTACTTCAATCGTATCTCCATTCACTGCTGCTGACGGTGTAACTACTGCTGGTCGTTTCAACCTAGACGTCGACTCTAACGGTCGTTGGTCGGTTGAGAAGTTCAAGGGTCTAATGTTCCAAATCGAGCGCGAATCGAATGCTATCGCCAAGCGTACTCGTCGTGGTAAAGGTAACATCATCCTATGCTCGTCAGACGTAGCTTCGGCTCTTCAGATGGCTGGCGTGCTTGATTATACCCCAGCTCTTAACAGCAACAACCTACAAGTTGATGATACTGGCGCTACTTTCGCTGGCGTTCTAAACGGTCGCATCAAAGTTTACATCGATCCATACACCACTGGTAACTACCTAACTGTTGGTTACAAAGGTGCTTCGGCATTCGATGCTGGTCTATTCTACTGCCCATACGTTCCTCTACAAATGGTTCGTGCGGTTGGTGAAGATACCTTCCAGCCAAAAATCGGCTTCAAGACCCGTTATGGCGTCGTAGCAAATCCATTCTCACGTGGTGCTACTGCTTCTGACGGTACATTGATCCAAGACTCCAACGTTTACTACCGTCGTCTCATCGTAGACAACCTAATGTAATCTTGGTTGTTACAAACTCAAAGCCACCTTCGGGTGGCTTTTTTGTTACCTAAATAATAGGTGCTATATTGGGAACTACTATGACAACACCAACAAATAAAAGTTTTTTGTCACCACTTGGTTTTGATTTTTCAATCAAGAAACTTCCGACAACCAATTTCTTTGTAACTAGAGCAACCATTCCTGGATTCACTCTTGGTATTGCTGCGGCTCCTACACCATTTGTAAGATTGCCGATTCCTGGTGATAAAATTGAATTTAATGATTTACAAGTTACATTCAAAATTGACGAGGATATGAAAAATTATCTCGAAGTCTTTAATTGGATTATGGGACTAGGATTTCCAGATAGATACGAACAATATGCTGCATTAAAAAGAAAGGGTAAAGGCACTGGCGATGGTATCTATTCTGATGCATCATTAACAATATTAACTTCTGCTATGAATCCTAACATGGAATTCACGTTTAGAAATGTATTTCCTTATAGTTTAACTGATCTTGATTTTAATACTGCGACAGCAGATGTCGAATATTTGGAAGCTACTGTTGGTCTTAGATTCGAGCTGTTTACAATAAACGCGCTTTAATTTACTAATTAGCCATTATAGCGTATAATATGATGGAGTACTCTCCATCTATGGATATATCATGAAACTTGAAGAAATCTTTGAAATGTGGGCTAAAGACAGCGACATCGATCGTACCGAACTTGGTAAGGAATCGCTGAAGATCGCAAAACTCCACTATAACTATTATCGCATCTTCTCTAACGAGCGTCTACTGCTTAAGAAGATGGAAACCGAGCACAAGCAACTTTACAAAGACAAAGCTGAATGGTTCAACGGAATCATGGAACCTGACCGTCTAAAAGAACTTGGCTGGGAACCTAACTATCTAAAGATTATGAAGTCGGAACTACCGATGCATATTGACTCTGACTCAGACATAATCAAAAGCACACTACGAATCGCTGTTCAACAAGAGAAAGTTGACGTGCTAGAGTCAATCATCAAATCACTCAATGGTCGTGGCTATAATATCAAGTCAGCTATCGACTGGGAAAAGTTTAAGACAGGCATGTAATGAGTAAGATTGCTCTCGAACCTATTGACGAAGCGTTCATTCGATTCAACTGCGAAGCATGGCTCGCGCAGGAATTGTCAGACCACTTTACGTTCATGGTTCCAGGTGCTCAGTTTATGCCAGCTGTTCGTAACAAAGTCTGGGATGGTAAAATAAGATTAGCCAACCTAATGACTAAGTCAATATACAAAGGGCTGATTCCTTACATCGTAAAGTTCGCGCAAGACCGCGACTACGAAATAGAAATACATAAAGACCTACACGTAACAAGCGACGAAACCGACGAGGACTTTGATAAGTTTATCAGTTCGTTGAATCTACCATTTAATCCACGCCAGTATCAGGTGGATGCTTTTATGCACGCAGTAAGAAACCACAGAGGCATGATGCTTTCACCTACTGCTTCTGGTAAGTCGCTAATCATCTATATGGTAAGCAGATGGTTCAAAGAACAGCGTAAACTAATCATCGTTCCTACTACTTCGCTTGTCTATCAGATGCAGTCTGACTTCGTTGGTTACGGACACGACGAGAAAGACATACACATTATTATGTCAGGTAAAGAGAAACTTTCAACTGCGCCAGTAGTCATAACTACATGGCAGTCAATTTACAAACTACCAAAGAGCTGGTTCGAGCAGTTTGGTGTTGTAATCGGAGACGAAGCGCATTTGTTCAAAGCTAAATCGCTTGCTTCTATCATGGAAAAACTAAACAACTGTAAATATCGGTTTGGGTTTACTGGTACGCTAGATGGTACACAAACACATAAGCTGGTACTTGAAGGATTGTTTGGTGCGGTAAAGAAAGTCACTACGACCGCTAAACTGATTGAAGATAATCATCTCTCAGCGTTCAAGATTAAGTGTCTGGTTCTAAAACACTCAGATGCTGAAAAGAAACTGATGGCAAGAAAAACTTATCAGGAAGAGATGGATTATTTGGTTCGTCATGATGGACGTAATAAGTTTATTAGCAAACTGACTCTCTCGCTCGAGGGTAACACGCTGGTACTATTTCAGTATGTTGATAAACATGGTAAAGATTTATACAAGCAGATAAAAGATAAAGCCCATGACAAGCGTCATGTATTCTTCGTACACGGTGGCGTAGATGGTGAGGATCGAGAAGCTATTCGTCAGATTGTTGAGAAAGAAAAAGATGCTATCATTATCGCGTCGTATGGTACGTTCTCCACAGGGGTAAATATTCGTAACCTACATAATATAGTATTCTCTTCTCCTACCAAGTCGATGATTCGTACTTTGCAATCTATCGGTCGCGGACTTCGCCTTGGTGATGATAAAGAAGAAGCAGTTCTCTATGACATCTCAGATGACTTGAGAACTAAAACGTGGACCAACCACACGATGAACCATTTCGCCGAGCGTATTAAGATTTACACCGACGAACAATTCCAATACAAGATTTATCCAATCGAGATTTAATTATGAAAGAAATGTTTATACTAATGAAGCTAAGTGACTCCGACAATTTTATTGTTGGCAAGCTAGTAAATGAAACTGAAGGAGAAATCATTATAGGTTATCCAATCAGTATTCGATTACAGCCAAATGCTATGGGAACCACTTCTGTTTCAACAACAAAGATGATGCCATTCAGTAAGAATAATTTGGTTGCTATTATGAAGCCAAAGATCGTTGCTATGAGTAAGCCAAATGAAAAGATTATTGGCTATTACAATAACTTCGTAGAGAAGTATGGTAAGATCTATGATGAGCTTCTTGAAGATGATATTCTTGGAATCAAGGCTCAAGAGGGTGAACTTCCAGATGAACTGGATGATGAAATCGAAGATAACGTTGTGACGTTTAAGCTACCAACTTCTAATAACTCTATACATTAGTATTAACGGGAGTACACCTAATATTATACTGCTAAACAGAGATTTGGTAAAGTAATTTTACTAATGGCACTAAAAGTAGTATAATGGTAGCATATTAAAAGGAATTAAATGAAACAGCCAGCCCCACCCAAGTCAAATCACTATGTAAGTAACATCGAATTCTACGCAGCGATGAAGGACTACAAACAAGCGTGTTTGGATGCATCCGAACAAGGATTGCCGAAACCACAGATACCAAAGTATATCGGTGAGTGTCTTTATAAGATCGCGAACAAGCTATCATATAGACCCAACTTCATCAACTACTCGTACCGCGATGAGATGATTGCTGATGGTCTAGAAAACTGCATCACTTATTTCGATAACTTTAATCCTGATAAATCCAACAATCCATTCTCTTACTTTACTCAGATTATCTACTATGCGTTCCTGCGTAGAATTCAAAAGGAAAAGAAACAAGTCTACGTCAAACATAAAGTTTATCACCAACAGATGGTAGATGGTGCGATGCATCACCTACAAGAATCCAACGCTGGTGAAGATTTTGACGTAGCAGTAATGGAAGACACCGACTACATTAATGATTTCGTGAAGAACTTCGAAGACAAGATCGAAGAGAAAAAGAAAGCCAAGACTGCAAAGGTCAAAAAGTCCATTGACACGATTCTCACCGAATCTTTTACTAATGACCCTGAATAGGGTATAATATCTTATAATGAAAATTGCTATTTTAACTGACCAACACTTCGGTGTTCGCAATGACAACGTCGCCTTTTATGACTACCAAGCGAAATTCTATCGCGAGGTAGTTTTGCCATACATAGACGCCAACGATATTAAAGTCGTCTGGGATGGCGGTGACACATTCGACCGTCGCAAGTATATTAACTTCCACTCACTTAAAGCTGCCAAGGATATGTGGTTCGACGAACTGCGCGCACGCAACGTTCAGCTTTATACTATCGTGGGTAATCACACTGCATATTATAAGAACACCAACGAAGTCAACACGATGGAGTTGCTGTTCGCTGACTATGAAAATATGCATATTGTATCCGAAGCCAAGACGCTTAACTTTGATGGACTTGATGTAGCGTTCCTGCCGTGGATCTGCTCTGGTAATTATCAATCGTCTATGGACTTTATTAATGACACTCCCGCTCAAGTTCTAATCGGTCACCTAGAGTTGGCTGGTTTCGAAATGTACAAGGGTGTCGTTGGAAACGACCATGGCTTCGACTCAAAACTATTTGATAAGTTTGACGTCGTAATGTCAGGTCACTTCCATCACAAATCCACCAAAGGTAATATCAACTATCTTGGTGCACCGTATGAAATGACTTGGTCGGATTATAACGATCCGCGTGGCTTTCATATATTTGACACAGAGTCGCGTGAGCTGACGTTCATACAAAATCCATTTCCTATGTTTCACAAAGTCCTGTATGACGACGTGAATAAAACTATGGAAGAAGTCATCGAACAAGACTTCAGTGGCTTTAGTAATTCGTTTGTAAAGCTGATTGTTCGCAACAAGACAAACCCTTACTGGTTTGATATCGTCGTTGACAAGATTGAAAAGACTGGTGTTCTTGACCTACAAATCGTAGAAGACCATCTCAACCTCGACCTAGAAGATGACGCTGACATCGTCGACGAAGCCGAAGACACGCTGACTATTATGCGTAAGTTCGTCGCCCAGTATCTACCTGAAACTGAACAAACTATGGCTAAAGACCTTAACAACTTGCTGACTGAATTATATCAAGAAGCATTGAGCGCGGAGCGTGAAGCATGATAAACTTCAAAGTAGTTCGCTGGAAGAACTTCCTGTCAACTGGCAACGTGTTTACCGAAGTCAAGCTGGATAAATCCAAGTCCACGCTAATTGTCGGTCAGAATGGTGCAGGTAAATCTACCATCCTTGACGCTATCTCGTTCGCGCTTTATAATAAGCCATTCCGTAAGATTAACAAACCGCAACTAATTAACAGCATCAATAATAAAGACGCTGTCGTAGAAATCGAGTTTACTGTTGGTCGTGATGAATATAAAGTCATTCGTGGTATCAAACCTAATATGTTTGAGATCTATAAGAATGGCGCGATGTTTAATCAGGATTCAGCTAATCGAGATTACCAAGAGTTCCTAGAAAAGACTATTCTGAAACTGAACCATCGTTCGTTCTCTCAGGTAGTTGTTCTTGGTTCATCGACGTATGTGCCATTCATGCAGTTGCCAGCAAACCAACGACGCGAAGTAATTGAAGATCTACTTGACATTCAAATCTTTACTTCTATGAACAATATTCTAAAAGAAAAGGTTGCTTCTAATAAAACTGAAGTAGCTGATACCAAGTATGCTGCTGACCTATGTTCTGAAAAGATTGCAATGGAACAGAAGTATCTTGCGAGCGTTCGTAAAGATAAAGATGCTCGCATTGAAGCCAACAATGCAAAGATTAAAGAAATCGCAAAGACTATCGTCGACCTACGCGAGTCAATCCAGGATTATCAAAA